ATTAACTTTTGATCGAGATGATACAGAAGAGGCTACAATACAAAATTTAGATTTAAAATCTGACGATAGAATTCTAACATTAAAACCAAAAATTATTAAGAATATTTCAGAAACTACATTACCAGAATTAGAGCGTCGTCCAATAGATTTACTGACTCCTACTCCTACTGATAATATTAATATAGATGAAGAAGAGGAAACTTCATATCCTAAATATCTTAAATTTAATAATGAATGGCCTAAAGTTTTAAAAAGTTTAGGTCTTTGGAATGAAAATATACAAAAACGAATTGATAGGCTTAATACACATCCTGATGCAAGATATGGTAATACAACCCATGAAGATTTAAAAACTGAATCAGGTAATGTTTTTGGTATTAAAGATTGGAATACTAATCGTTTATTTCGAGATTTAGATACTATTGGCGGCGGTATTTATTGGACTCCAGGTGCAGGAGATAGATGGTATCAAAGATATTTAAAGAAATTAAATAAAAATGAAAAAAGAAGAATTAAATCGCTTAAGAATAAAGGATTTACACCTTATGCAGAAGATTTTAAAGGTTGGGATACATTTACTTTAAATTTATATAGAAAGGAGGATCAAACTTTCTTTGCACCCGATGAAATAACTGAAGAAGAATATATTGAATATCTTCAAGGTCATGGATTAAATGATGTGATGATTAATAAATTATTAACTCATTCACGTGGAGTAATTAATTTTAGTGAAAGAGAATTGGAGGCAATACAAAATCAAGAAGATTGGATAATGAAAAAAATAGCACCATCTGGTGAATCTACAGATCAAGAAGTTCCAGGTGCTTTACAAGATTATAGAGATCAATATGGGGTTGAAAATTATCAAACTGGAGGAGCTGTACAATCTCAACAACAAGGTCTTGTTAAACCCCCAGAGAATGCTTCAGATAAAGAAAAAAGAGACTATTGGTTAAATTTAAATTCTAATAAAAATTTTGTAAAAAGAATTTTAGATCCAACTTTAAATAGAGGTAAAGAAGTTCCTCACCCCGAAACTAATTTACCAATGACTCATTATATGACTTCTGTAGAAATTGATGGTAAAAATTTAGTTATTCCTATGGTGGTAGATGTAGGAAAAGATAAATTTCATTATTTTGAAGATCCTAATGAAGCTGCACGGTATGCAGTAGAAACTGGAGAATATATTATTACAGATACTGCAGAAGAAGCACAGTGGTTAGCTGCAGAAGCTTATAAAACAGATAAATTTAAAAATCAATATGGCCCAGGACAAAAGAAAACAGGAGGGTGGTTTAAAATTGGAGAACATTCTTCTCCTTATCAACCATTAAAAAGATCTGGTAATAGACCAACTAAATATCAGGATAAAGGATTTTTATTTGATAGTAATAATGTAAAAGCACGAGAGAAAGAATCTCAATTTTGGTCTGACACTTGGAGTCCTGCTTTAAAACCTATAGGAGATTTAGCTCAATCAATAGGTGAGGCTTATTGGGTAGATGAAAATGAAAGGCAGAAAAAATTAGAAACGCAATCAGGAATGCATGTAAATGAAGGAAATGAAAGAACTAGAGAAAATATTTTTAGAACTTTTAGACCTATGTTTTATCCTGCTGGCCCCATGTCTTTATTAAATATTTCTCCTGGTGGACGACATATAACTACACATGGACCTCGTAATCCAATGACAGGCGAGATGCAATATGACCCATCTTATCCTATGATTATAGACGAAGAAGCTTGGAGGCATTATTTACAATTGGGCCCTGCTGATGAATCAGGATCTTTTAATTATATGACTGAATCTAATCATAAACCAATACTTGGTAATGATGATATTCAATACATGAAAGTAAATCCTACTACTGGATTTAAATGGAATAACTTAATACATATTATAAATGAAGAAGGTGTAACTCCTGAGACTAATCAACATGCACATCCTAATATATTATTTAGTACGCCACGACCAGGATTTGGAAATGATACAGGTCTAAATAGAGGACACAGAGGGGAAAATTATAGAGATTTTGGACATGTAGATCCATTGCAGAATTACACATTAAGTATGGGTCAGGATGATGGAGGATACTATATTTCATATTATGATAAATATGACTTTGGTGGAAACGATGCTTTTTCTAGTAAAATTAGATTAAATCCTGCAGATCAACTTAACAAATATGGTAAGCCATTTGAGTGGTATGATAAACAATATGTAGTATGGGATGAAAAAGAAGGAAAATGGAAAGCAAAATAAGTGTTATATAATAAAGTAAATATATATATATTATATAAGATTGTAAAAAAGAAAACTAAGTATTAAATTTGTAAAAAATAAATGAATTATGACAACAGATGCAACAGATAAGTTAAATTTTGAGGATATTTCTTTTGATGATATGATCAATGAAGGCCTTGAAACAGCAGAAGTAAGTGAAGAAGTAGTAACTGAAAAACCTGCAGAAGAAACTCCCACAGCAACAGAAACTGTGGAAGAAGTAAAAAATGAACTAGATGAAGATGCTAAAGCTTTAGATACAGTAGAAACAAAAATAGAAACTGAACCTGAAGAAAAAGTAGAAGAAAAAGTAGAAGAGGATCCTATAGAAGAACAGCTAGATGATTCAGTAGTTGGAGAAGTTTTAAAAAGTTTGGGATATGACATTGGAGATAAAACTTATGACGATACCTCAGAAGGTATAGTTGAATTAACTAAAGATGTAGGAACAAAAATTGCGCAGGATCATATGAAAGAATTAATGGAAGCGTTTCCATTAGTAAAAAATCATCTTGAATATGTAATGTCGGGAGGAGACTCTGAGCAATTTATGGCAACATATGATCCTAAACAAGATTACGCATTATTGAATATTGGAGAAACAGATACTCACATGCAAAAAATGTTAATCGCTAACTATTTTAAATTTAAGGGTCACGATGATGCGTTTATTAAAGAGATGGTTGAAGATTATGAAGATGGAGGTAAACTTTTTAATAAGTCACAAATAGCTCAAAAAACTTTAGTAAATGCTCAAAAAGAACAAAGAGCACATAAACTAAATGAGCAAAAACAGATGGCTGCTAAACAAAGAGAAGACACAAAACATTTTTGGAATGATGTTTATTCAACAATAGATAAATCCAAAGAATTTTCTGGAATTAGAGTTCCACAAAATGAAAAGAAAAAGTTCTTTAATTATTTGTCTAACCCTGTAACTAAAGATGGGTTTACACAAAGAGATAAAGATCATAATGATGCTAGTTTAGAGGTTAAATTAGCAATCGACTATTTAATGTTTAAAGGCTTTAAATTAGACGATATAATAAAAAACAAAGTTGGCACAGCAAAAGCTAAAGACTTGAAATCTCGTTTAAAGCAAAGTGAGAAAAGAGTTAAAAGTGCAAAAGGTGCCGCTAGACGAAATACTGGATTTGATATTGAAGATCTTGATCTATCGGTCATCTAGTAAAAACCCTAAATTTAGAGGTAAAGGGTCCTCTGTTTTAAATAATTAAAAATGCAAGTAGTAAAAACGTTTTATAACGACGCTCAAATGACTGATTCAAACAGTCTATCTGCAGCACTGATGGAAAAACCTACTGAGCTTTCACCAATTATAACACATTTGGCTGGTAAAGAAGATCGTAAGTTTCCATTAACAATGCTAACAGAAGGAGTAGGTAATACGAAGTCTATAGATAGATGGGAGTATGAATATCGAGTGAAAACTCATGAAATTAATGTAAGACCATTAGTACACGCAACGCCTATAGGTGGTGCAGCTGCTTCTGGTGCAGGAGGTGCTCCTTTTACGTTAGTATTTCCTGACAAATGGTTTGTTTTTCCATATAACTTAATTTCTGAATCAGGAGTTCAAGTTAGAATTATGGCTGAACCAGTAGCTTCAGGTAGTAATTGGGCTTATACAGTTCAAGTAATTAATCCAGATTATTCTGCATCTGTTCCATCAACGGATTTAGCGGCAGGATCTTTATGGGGAATGATGTATGCTAATGTTGGATTAGACTTCTCTAGAGGTAATGCTTCTAATTGGTCTGCTCCAGGTTTAGTTCGTAACAAAATTGGTACGATTAGAAAATCATACCATTTTGCAGGTAATGCAAAAGATTATGTTGCTGAATTCAATCTTCCAACTAAAGGTGGAAAGCAAACAAAGCTTTGGATGGATTATGAGGAGTATAGACATATGCTTCGATTTAAAGAAGAATGTGAATTAATGTATTGGTATGGAGAAAAAACTTATGATAATAATGGCCAGGTGTCTATGAAAGATGAAAATGGACAACCAGTTATTTCAGGACCAGGTTTACTTCAACAAATTATGAATAAGGATTCTTATTCTTCATTAACTGAAACAAAGTTACTGAATACTATTGGTGATATGTTCTATGGTATGACTGATGCTGCTGATAAAGTAATTACACTTTATACAGGTATTGGCGGTGCTAGAGAATTTGATTCTGCTTTAAAAGGTTACACTGGTGGATTTACAACAGCAGCTGCTACACCGTGGACAATTAATGCTGATAGTAAATTTATTACTGGATCAGGTCGATCTTTAGGAATGACAGGTTACTTTACTTCTTATGATCATATTGATGGTTATAGAGTAAATGTAGTTAAAACTCCTATGTTTGATCATGGACCAGTTGCTCAAGCTAGAGCTAAACATCCTACTACAGGTTATTCTTTAGAATCTTACAGAATGGTTTTTGTTGATAATTCAAATTATGATGGACAGAATAATGTTCAAATGATCAACAAGAAAGGACGTGAGATGCTAAGATGGTGTGTAGCTGGATCAGTTGTACCTAGAGGATTTGATTCTGCAGGTTCGCGAGCATCTGACATTGATGGAGCTTCTGTACATATGCTTAAAACAGCAGGTATAGTGCTTCGAAGATTTGATACTTCTCTTGACATGGAGTGTGTAGCTTCATAAGAAGAGTGTCATGACCCGACTATGAGTTGCATCGTAGTCTATTTATTTAGTTTCCAAGAAGTCAGGGGGTTCTTACCCTTTGACTTTGCGGGACTAGATTAAACTAACTAAATAACAAAAATTGTTATTCTTAAACTGTAAAAGAACTAAAATATGAAAAAAATATTATTACGTAGGACGGAGGTCATGGGCCACCTTCCTAAAGAAGTAAGAGCAAATGCTATAACTAAAATAGGTAGTGTTT